GATTCCAGGGTCGCCCACCAAATCCCCGTTTTTTCTAATGAAATCAAGGGGAAGGTGTCCCGCAGGTCGGGCGATATGCGGCATTGTGAATCAATGACTTAGGCGCCGAGTGTCCCGCAGGTCGGGGCTGTCGCCAGACCTGGAATCTCCTCAATGGACCCTGTCATCATCTCCTGCGCTGTCCTGCTCGCCGTCGATGGCGACACCGTCAAGTGCGACGGGGTCAACCTGCGGCCTATGGGCGATGGCGCGCCCTATGTCTCGGGGTTCGACGCGCCGGATCTGGGGTGGCGGGCGGACTGCCCGGCGGAGCACCGGCGCGCCATCCGTGCGCTCGCGCGCATGTCGGAGATGCTGCAGACACCCGGCCTGGTCGTGCTCGGGTCGGGCCAAAGCGACGTCTACGGCCGCCCGCTGGTCTGGCTCGCGCTGCCCGGCGGGCGCACGGTGGGGTCGGTGCTGATCGAGGAGGGGCTGGCGCGGGAGTGGCGGCCCAGCACGGCCGCAACCTGGTCGCTACGCTCTGGCGCGGCGAGGCCCCGGTCCTGACGGTGGCGGCCTGCCTCAAATCGCAGGCCGCGCCCCGGCTCTGGCGCGAGATGCACCAGACCGCCACGCCACCGCTGGAGGCCGATCAGGAGGCGCGCCCCGCCGCGCCGTGGATACTGTCGCGGATCGAGCCGGGCGCGACCCGGGAGGATGCGAGTTGGACCGGCGACTTTGGCAACACCCTCGGCCATGCGTGGATGGAGTATGTGCGATGACGCCCCTCGATGACCCCCGCCCCTTTGCCGAGGTGCTGCGCGACTGGATCGCGCGGCACGGGCTGACGGCCTACGCTGCGGCGCCTAGGCTCGGCACGACGCAAGCCAGCCTCGGCCGCTGGCTGCGCGGCGCGCCCTGCGTCCACGAGCGCGCCTATCGCGGGCTGATGACGCTGATCGACCGCGACGAGCCGCAAGGCGCCGCACGAAAAGACCCCGCCAGCGGGTGAGACTGGCGGGGCGAGTTGACAGGTCAGACAGACGACAGGCCGGATCGGCCCGCCGCGACATACCGGGAAGCGCCCGGCGCGCATCCCCCTACGGGGACTACATCGGCCAGCCGGCGCAGCGGGCCTCGACGCTCTCGACCCGGACGTCGACATGGCGCATCGAATGCAGCAGCGCCAGGTTGAGCGCCGCGTTGGCCTCTGCCTCGGCCTCGGCGGCGCACTCCTCTCGCACGGCGATCTCGGTCGGAACCTCGACCTCGCGGCACTCCACCTCGCCGCCCAGCGCCGCGCAGATCCGCACGAGGATGATCAACTCTCCGATCATTGCGCACCCTCCCCGGACAGCGCGGCGCCGAGGCGGCCAGCATGATCAGCCAGCGCCGCGTGCCGCTTGCCGCAATCGAGCAGATCCACCCGGTCGCGCGCCCAGCGCACCTCGACCTCGGCCTGTGTCAGCGCCCGGTCGGGCAGCGCCACCGGCGGGGAGCACGGCTCCGTCAGAGCGGCCCCCGGCGGGGCCACGTCGATCTCAGCGGATTTGATCGAGCCGCTGCACGCTGCCAGCGCCAAGAGCGCGGCGGTCAGCATCAGGGTCTTGCATCGCATCGAGGATCAGCCTCCTTTCGCGGGCGGTCAGGTCGCGGCGCCATTGCAGCGCCTCGGCCACGTCCTGCATCGTCGCGGCCGTCACCGCGTCGAGCCTGTCTTGCAGCGCCTCCACCGCCTCGGCCCGGTCACGCTCTGCGGCGGCATAGCCCGCCTGCCACAGGGCGCGCCCACCCCACGCCAGCACCCCGATGACCGCAAGCACGGTGGCGCTGCGCAGGATGCCGGAGAGACCGAGGCCGAACATCACCGCCCCCGCCACATGGCGGCGTCGAGCGCAGCGACCAGAGCCGCGACAACCGTTGCCGCGAAAGCCGCGCCGAAGGCGAGGTAGTCCAGCACCGGGTGCCAGCCCAGCAGGTGGACCAGCCCCCACAGTCCCCAGAAAAGCGCCAGCGGCACGGCGTAGACCAGCCAGGCCATCACCGCCACCCCGCCGTGCGAGCCTCGTGCTCGGCCTGCGTCAGGTGCAGCTCGGGCGGCAGGAATTCCTCCGCCCGCCGGATCCAGCCACCCTTGCCGCCATCGCGGCGCGTGGCGTATTTCCGCGAGGGCGGGCGGCGGTCGGCCAGCCGGTAATACCACTCGCGCCGCGCGATGCCGTAGGCATTGGCCAGTTCGCGGTCGCCGATCCTGTCGGCCGCGCGAAACGCCGCCGCCGCCGTCATCGGGCCGATGATCCCGTCAACCGCAACCGGCTCACCGTGGTCGGTCAACAGGTCCTGCAAAATGCGCACCGCGCCGGAGCCGGCATTCACCTGCATGTCGAAGACCGAAGGTTGCAGGGCCTCGGGCAGGCGGTCGATCCGGGGCGCGCGGTAATACTGGTCGATGAAGATGCGCACCGCCTGGCGCCGCGTGATCATCATCACGTCCTGCGCGTCCACGTCGCCGTCCCCGTCGAGGTCGAGGCCCAGCCGCCGCGCGGTGTGGATCGTCACGCCGTGCTTTGTCGGCCCGCCGGGATCGTCGGGATCGTTGACGTAGCCGCCTTCGCGATCGACGATTTCCTCGGCCAGTTCACGGACGGTTTTCATCGTCATCCTCCTGTTTCACGATCCGCCCTGGCACCACCGCCAGCAGCGTGACCACGGCGATGATGGTGCGCAGCCCATCGGGCAGATCGGCGCGCAGGCCGGCGGGCAGGATCGGCCACGCGCTGACCAGCGCCGCGCCAATGATGGACGCCTGCACGGAATACCAGCGCCATGCGCGCCTCCAGTTCGGGACAAGCTTCATTTCGCGTTCCTTTTCAGGATTTCCTTGATGTCTTTCTGGATTTCCTCCAGCACTTTCAGCGTCTCCGCGCGGCTCGCGCTCGCCCGCTCAAGATCCTCCTTTCGCTGCGCCCAGAGGCGGCGAATCTCGCGCTCATTCTGAAGCCCGCGCCATTCCAGCCGCGACAGCCAGAACAGCGCGCTGATAGCCGCCACGATCAGCCCCCAAAGATCCCGGATCATCTCCATCAGTCGCCTGCCTTCTGCGCCGCCTCGCGCGCCGCGGGGATCTCCACCGGGCCGTCGGCTGCCTCGACGCGCCAATGCGCCAGATCGGTGGGCTGCGACCGCGCCGCATCCGGGCCTAGGATCACGCGCAGGGCGCATATGACCACGCCGTTCTCGCGCCGGATCGGGCCGACAAAGGGGTGATCCTCGCCCTCCACCTCGCCGCCATCGGGGATGTCCGACAGGTCATAGCTGGTGCCGTCCACGGTGATCGTGTCGCCCGCGACGCTGATCTCGGTCTCGGGCTGGTCGATCTCGCCAAATACAGGCGTGATGTCGATGATCATGTCGTGTCCTTTCAGAATGCCTTGCCGATTGCCTTGACGTGGGCTTTGACGGTATCGCCCGGCGCGAAATCCGTGAGGCCAGAGATTCGAACGACCCTGATCACCGCCCCGTTTGAGGTGACGCTGCCAAGCTCGAGTTGCCCGATTTCCGGAGTTCCCGGCGTCGCGCCCGACACGTCCGAGATCGTCGCCGTGATCTTCGGCGGGCCGTCCGGGAATGATTTCGGGAAGGTCCACGTGGCGAGGCATCGAGAGATAGCGTTATACTCTAGCGTCAGCTCGTGCCAGCACTCTTGCGTCCCGTCTCCGGTGCGCCGGTATCCGCCATTCGGGCCGGAGCCGGACTCGAAAAGCCCGCCTGTCGGGGTGCCCCCGACAAAAGACACGGCCCCAATGACACGGTCATTGGCGACTGCGCGTCGCCAGTCCGTCCATCCGCCTGCCACACGGCTGCGCGTGAACACCTCGCCTGGTCTGGCGGTCGGTCCAGACGCCGACTCTGCCACGAGGACTTGCGTCTCCCCGCCGCCTATCGCGCGCCGGGAATGCCACCCATGGCCGAGCGTCACGTCAGCAGGGCCGCCGGTTGACGCTGGGACGGCGCCCTCGTTGTAAATGTAATGACCCGGCACGATGGAGTTGTCGGTGACCGACCAGTCAACGAGCTGAGGCCACAAATCGCCGTTGCCAAAAGCCCCGACCGGCATCAGCCTGCCCGCCGTCGCGTCGGTGGGCGATTGCATGACGGCGTTGCCGGTGATCTCCTCAAAGCTCTCGGTCCCGACATGCTTCACGTCGCCTGTTGTCGTCTCGTAGATCGTGTAGTTGCCGACCGGATTGGACAGCATACCGCTGGCCTCCCCGATCAGGCGCAACGTGCCGTAGAGCCGCACGTTGTTGATCAGGTTCGGTTGCGCCAGCACGTTGCCGTAGATATGCAGCTTGGTGTTTTGCGCACTCAGGCCGTTCGTCGGCAGCACCCCGGCCTGCGGAATGCGGATGTCCGCACCACGCAGGTTGCACCGCGGCACATTCGAGGCGATGTCAAAGATCGAGTCCGACGCGAAGTGCGCGTGGTCGGTGAACTGAAAATCATCGATGTTGACCCAAGAGCCAGACGCGACCTGCGGCTGCTTCTCGACGCGGAAGCAATGCTCCAAGCCGGCGGTCTCGCCGTGGAGGTCAAAGTATAGCTCGGCAAACCCGCTGCCATCATCGGAGAGGGTGACAAGCGGGCCTTCCCGTCCCACAGCATAGCTTTTAATAAACTTGACCTGCTTGGCCCGCGACAGCCAAAGAGGAGCGCCAGCGTTGAAGCGGCGAATGTCGCCGTGCAGCACCGTGTGGTGGATGTTCGAGAAAGGCTGCACGCCGCTGAACATCTCGCCCGCCGGCACGTAGTCGGACACAGCCTCCAAGAAGTTGTTGCCGTCATAGACCATGCAGGTTGCGGTGACATCGGTGCTGCTGTTGTAGTAGCGGGGAGCGATGTGCAGCGATGTCTCGGATGCGAGGTTGTAGACGCACGTCCGCGAGAAATAGCCGTCGATCTGGCAATGGTCGAACGTCATGCCGTCAAAGCTGTCCTGCCCCCCGGCCTCGTCGATCCGGCCATGCTGGATTGCCATGAGCGGCGTGTTGGTGTCATCCCCGATCAGCCGGATACCGTGGATACGCCCCCACCGCGAGCCGAGGGCGTCAAGCACAGGCTTGCCTGTCGCGGTCGAGACAATTTCTGCGCCGGGCGCATTCGCCACCCAGCCAAGACCAACGATCTTCGTGGCGTTGATCGACCCGGCGCAGTGATAGACGCCGGGCGGAATCCACCCCATGACAGGGGCGTTTTCGACGGTGCGCGGATCATCTCGCTGGAAACGCTGCGCCTGTAGCCGGAACCAGTCAAAAAACAGGTTCATCGCCGCCGTGTTGTCCACGGTGTCATCGTCGGCAACCGCGCCAAAGTGCTGAGGCGTCGTGAGGCCCGCCGCAGACCAGTCGCCGCCATCTGCCGTGCTGAGGATCGGATAGGCGCCACCACGGACGATTTCAGCCAGCGCGGTGCCGGACAGGAATGCGGCGCGCTTGACGCTGGCCGAGAGGTTCGCCGCCTCCGCGTCGCCGCGACTGTCAAACGGCATCAAGCTAAACGCCTGCGCGGCTTCTGCTGACTGCTGCGCCTCTGTTGCGGCCTCCTGCGCGGCGTGGACGAGCGTCGGCGTCAGGGTCGGCTCATTGTTGACGTAGGTCACGACCAGCTTTCCCAGATCTTCGGTCGCCTTGTCGGGCACGATGATGCGCCCTTTCCGGGATCGCCTCAGCCCGTCCGGGCCTTCGTAGGTGATAAGGTAGCTGCTGCCCGTGGTTCCGAGCACGTTGCGAAAGAGGTCCACGCTGATCGTGCCATCAGCCTGCACCACGGCCACCGCCTCGTGGTCGTTGATGATGATCTGATTGTCCGTCACGTCCCATTTATCTAGCTCGAAGATAAACTTCCCGCCCGATGCGGACTCGGCCGTGATCTTCTGGGCGTTGCCGGTGACGGTGCAATAGGTTCCCGCGTCAGCCATTCCTCAGCTCTCCTCGTCGTTATATTTGTATTTCTCGCCGTCCCACAGCATCCCGACACCGACGCCCTCCGGCGCTTCGGGAAGGTCCGCGTATTCCGGGGGCAGGTTGTCGGGGTCGGCGACAATCACGTTCGCAACCCGGTTGCCGTCCATGATCATCAGCCTCATTGGTAGACCCTCACGATTGCTTGTCCGTCGCCGCCGCCGGCGGAACGGGCGACCGTGTCACCGGACCCGCCGCCGCCGCCGGGTGTTTGCCCCGGCCCTGCCGGGTCTGTTCCGGCGCCGCCTTGCCCACCTGTGCCGCCATGCACGGACCGACCGCCGTCAAAGGGTGAACCGGCGGTCTTGTAGCCACCACCGCCAGCACCGCCGTTCACCGCATCACCACCTGCGCTGCTTAAGCCACCGCCGCCACCGCCATCCGGGGTCTTGGCATGACCGTCGTCGGCATTGACCGTCACGCCGTCTGCCACATCGCCGCTGTCACGAAATCCGCCGCCGATCAGGCCACCATCGGCACCGGCCTCGTGCTCTCCCCCGCCGCGACCGTTGTTGCCCGGCTCAGCACCGCGCGCCCCGCCGTAGGCCGTTGCGAGTGCCCCGAAAGACGTGTTGCCGCCGTTCGCGTCCGCGGCGCCCCCGTCAGCCACGGAAACAGTAACGGTCGCGGGCAGATCGCCCGCGCGCCACTGCTTGCGGACGTATGCGCCGCCACCACCGCCGCGCTGATTCGTGCTTCCGCCACCGCCGCCGCCCCAGCCCCGGAACTCCACGATCGCGTCGGGCGCGTAGACGTTTTCCCAGACGCCTGTCGTGGTGAATACCTCGGTGACGATGCCCGAAATGTCCTCGCCGGTCTGGGTCAGGACGCGGAACCCGGACCCGTCAAACCGCAAGAGATAGTCGGTCCCCGCCACGAGATCGCTGGCCTCAAGCGTGGTGCCTGCCCGGTCCACGACCGGCTGCGCGCCGCGCCCGTCGATGTCCAGCGTCACGGGGCCGGTGTTGTTCGCGGTCGGGCGGAGCACGAACTTCATGCCCGCAACGAGCCCGGAGGGTGGGACCTCGAACGGCTCGGCCGTGGCGGTGATATTGTCAGCCGTGCCCCCGACGCCAGTCAGCCGCAGCACCGCTGCGTTGATCAGCGCGGAGACGAAAGTGTCGTACTGATCGAGAAACTGCTGGCCGCTCGGCGCCGGCACGGATGTGTCGCTGTAGATGGTGGTGGGGTCTATTGCCATAGCTCGGGGGCCTCCGGGACTGCGGTGATGGTCCACTTCGACAGGCTCTTGGGCCTCATCTCGATGACGATCAGCCTGCGATATTCTGCTTGGATCGGGCCGATCGCGGCGATGTCGCCGAAATCAATCCCTTCGATCTGCGCCGGCGTGACGAGGTCGACCCAACCGCCCCCGGCAGGTGTCACGGGGTGGATGCTGGACGGCTTGCCCGTGGGGCGCACCACCAGCCCGTAGGTGGCGCCTATGAGGCGCATGTCGTCGATCGCGGTCAGGTCGTCGATGTCGTCCCACACCGGGGCGGTCGGCATTGTCGCGACGTTGTCGAGCAGCACGGAGGTGACATTGCCCTGGGCGTCGAGGCGATGCTCGGCCAGGCGACCGGACACAAGACGCTCCTGCAGGATGTCGCTGGCCACGCCGATGAGAGAGCCGCGACGACATCGGATCGCATCGCTGGGCGCATCGAAGCTGTAGTAGACGGCCCGATGGCGCGCGCTGTCGAGGTCGTATTGCAGCCGCGCACGAACCGCCTGCTCTGTCACCAGCCCCTCGATCCGCACCTGCTCGGTGCGCACCGCCTCTGGCGGATGCACGATCTGGCGCACCTCGTAGTCACGATCGGCATCGGCAAAGCTGGCCCGGAAACCGCCAGGCAGCCGCGGATAGCCGCGCGACCAGCTAAAATTCGCCATGTTTTGTGCCGTGAACATTTGCACCGGCGTCTCGCCGCTGCGGTCCCGGTCGCGCACGACGCCGATCTTTTCCGACTGGTAGAGCTGAGCGTAGCCCGTCCCGGCCACGATCCGCGCCGCATCGGCAACCGATCGCCCTTCGAGGACCGCGTTGCAGCTCCAACCGGCATCGCGGAAATCGCGCAACCCCTGATCGTCAAGCACGACCGCCGGCAGCGGGGTCGAATTCTGCGGCCCGACGAGAATGTCGCGCAGGTGTGGCGCCGGGTTGTCCGTTACTTTCCAGTCAGCCCATTGCGTCCCGTCCCAATCCCGCACATAGCCGCCGGCAAGAAAGCTCAGCCTGTCCATCTGCGTGTTGCGGGCGCGGATCGCGGCCCCCGCCACCCCGCCGCCGACGACCGGCGCTCTGTTCCAGACGGAGCTCGACCGGACGAGGATCAGCTCGTCTACAAGGCTTTCCTTGCTTTCGTGAATCGACTCCGCGCCGCCTTCGTAGCCGAACGTGTCGCGCACCTTGTTCGCGATCTCGTAGGTCGCAGGCGTGTATTGTGCATCCCGAAACGCGTAGCCGCGCAGGATTTCCACGTCGTAGATCCCCGGCCCGAACGTCGCGCGGTCCAGCTGGATCGCCGCCTCGTCCGCACTCATGATGACGTTCTGCACGTCGGTCGACGAAAGGTTGCTGCCGGTCACATACTTGTCGCCGCCCTCGCCCGCGTCGAAGTAACTATCCGCGCTCCAGTCGTCGCCCACCGGCTCGATCTCCTGCCCCGGTGCGAAAACGCGCGCCTCGACCCAACCGGTCCGCGCCGCCGAGGACGCGGCCACCGGGCCGTCACGCCAGACCAGCTTGATCGTCGCGCGGCGGGGGCCAAGGATCGCGTCGCGGAAATGCAGCTCGGGCAGATTGATCCAGTCGCTTTCGCCGCGCTTGCGGATTCTAAGCCGCAGCGCCACCCGCAAGGGGTCGTCCTCGTCTTTTGTGCGGGCCAAGGCGCGGAATTGCAGCCCGATCCAGAACTCGTCGGGCGCGTCGCGGGTCGCCACGAGCTGCGGCTGCGGCAGCGCATCCAGAACGTTCCCGGTTTCCGCCTGCAACTGGCTCTTGGCGTCGTCGCGGACAACGTGGCCACGGATCGTCGAGCCCGAGTTGGTCGTGCGAGCGTAACGCTGCACCAACGTGTAGGGCGGGTCGCCGGGCCAGCCCTCGCGCGTCTCGATCTCAACGCCCGCGATATCATCGACCGAGGCGTCGCCAACGCGCGGCTGCTCCAGACTGTGTGGACCGGCCAGCGCGCAGACCGCCTCGACCACCTCGTCCTGGCCCGAAAAATAGATCAACGGCTCGATCACGAATGGCGGAAAAATCTTGCGCGTGCCAACCACACGAGGCAGGGGGGTATTGGGGCTGAGCACGTTGCCCTGCACGGAGGCCGAGCCGAGTTGCGATGTCTGGGCGTCGGGCGACCTCGGGATGTTCGGGGTCGGGGCCAGCGCCTGCAGCGCACTGCTGCCGGCAAGGACGACCGCAGCACCGGCCAGCTTCCCGAACAAGGTCGCGCGCGAGACGGTCAGCCCGGCATTGGCGAGGCCCGTGAAAACCGAGTTGGACACCAGCGCGCCAGCCCCGAGCAACGCGATCGAGGCGACCACCGACAGCACCTGCTTGCCGCCGCCCTCTCCACCCATCGGCGGCGCCGTCACCGTGATTTCCATCGGCCGGCCGCACGGGCGCGGCTTGACCGCCCGCCACAGGCGACGCGGCACGCGTGTGCCGTTGAGGTACACCGCGTCTTCGTCGTGGCGCGGCCACCCCTCGGGCAGCCCGCGCAGCCGCGCGACGATCTGCTCGATGCTCTCGTCGCCCCGGATCGGAACGACCTCGGGGCGCATCGAAAACGGCTCCCGAAACACGGCGTATGCCTTAGACATGCCGGAACACCCCGCGCACCCGGCCCCGGATCAGCGGCGAATCCAGCGGCTCCAGCACCGTGTGCGATGCCTCCTCGACGTGCAGGACATGCCCCTGTCCATCGGCAAGGCCGACATGCCCGAAGCGGCGACCGGAATGCAGCCCCATGACGATCACGTCGAGCGGCGCAGGGGCATCGACACGCCCAAAGCACGCCTCTCCATGCGCCATGCGGCGCGCGATCCGCAACCGCTCGTGGACAGACACGTCGGCATGGCGCGGCAGGTCGACGCCCAGAACCTCGCGATAAGCCGCCACGACGAGGCCCCAGCAATGCCAGCCCGTGAAGTCGTAGCCAGGGGCGAATGGCACCCCGACCGCCCGCTGCACGAACGCGTCGAGCGTCATGCGAAAAGCCCCGGGAAACGGTCGCTGGTCGCCCTGAGGCTCGGCCATGGCTCCGTTGCGATATCAACCAGCGAAATGCGCGCCTTCAATTCGGCCACGTCGGCGCTGACATCGTTCAGCTCGAATTGCCGAAACGCGTAAACCTCCGGCGGCGATCCGGGCGCGAGCGGCACGCGCGGCTCCACCGACAGGTCGAAATCCGCGCTGGAATGCGCCACCGCCGTGATCGTGGCGCGCGTGCCGGCGGTGTCATTTTCCAGCGCGGCGGAAACCTGCCGGCTGATGTTCTCCATCACGATCTCGGCAGAGGGCGGCGCGTCGCTGTCGGTTACCGGGCTGGCCTGGAAAGGTGCCGCTGCGTAGGTCTTGCCGTCGATCTCGTACTCGAAAATGTCCGACACGACGCGCACCGTGCCCACGATGTTCGGGTGGTCGATCTCGACAAACCAGACATGCGCGTGCGGGCTGTCCGGGCGGTCGTTGTCCTCTGCAATGCTGGGGGCAAGGGCGCGTGTCACAGCGGATACCCGATGATGCTGAGCGTGCCGGCCGGTTGCGATTCCGGGATGTCGCCTGCCGCGAGGGTTTCCTGCGCCAGCGTGATCGCCGTCGTCGTCGCGCGGCGCACGAGATAGGTGCCTGTAACCGAGGGCATGTCCGCGGCGGTGCGCAGTTGCTCGCCGATGCCGTAGATGTCGTTCGCGTAATCGGCGACGAAGGCCGGCAGGATGGAGTAGCCCTCTCGGGCGTAGGGGCCAAACCACGGCGACACCGGCAGCATCATCATCTCGACGTTGACGATCGCGAGGCCAGATGTCTCGAAGCGCCGCGAATAGGGTTTCAGGATCCGCCACAAGCGCAGCGTGCCGCTGCGCGGTTCCCGCCAGGCAAAGCGCCCGCCGCGCGCAGCGGCGTGGAACGAGTCGAACGCCTCGATCTCGGCGCCTTGCAGCACGAACTCTGCGCGCGTCAGCATCGGCACGCCGGTCGTCAGCGGGCGGGACACCGGCTCGCCGGCCTGTGGCGCGAACGTCGTGCGCGTTTCCGCAGGCGACAGGGAAAACGGCAACCGCGGATTCTGGGGGATGTTGGCGGGCCAGTGGATCATCGCACCACCGGCTGCGGTGTCAGGCCAAAGCGGCCACCGAGCCCCTGATCCATGTCGCCGACCCCGGCCGAGCGGTTGACCTCGGCGATGAACACCTCGCGCCCATCGGGGCCGCGTTCCCGTCGTTGCTCCACCTCGACGCCTGGCGCGTTGTTGTTGACCACGAATTGCACGTTCATGCTGCGCCCAGAGGCTGCGCCGCGCGTCAGGTCGGTCACCACCTCCTGCGGGTGCATCATCGCGAGGAAGCCGCCCTTGCCGTCCAGCCCGCCGGTGCGCGCGTCCCAGCCGGTGAAGCCGCCGCCGTCGAAGGACTTGACCGGCGCGCCGCCGCCGCCGATCCCGCCGAAGACCGACCCGAGGAGGTTGCTCAGAAACCCGCCGCCGCCGCCGCCAGACATCGGCGACAGCACGTCCATGATCGCCTCGCGCACGCCGGAGCTGATGATGTCGACCGCCAGCTGCTGGAATATGCGCGCCATCTGGTCGCCGAAGTCCTCGCCCATCACGATGGCGCGCGCCAGTGCCTCGGACGTGCTGTCCACCGCGTTGATCAGGTGCGGATATTCAGCTTGCAGCATTTGCTCGTTGAGCTGAGCCATCGCCCGCTGGTAGGTGTCGGTGTCCAGGGCCCCGGCCCGGTGCAGGCGGTTCAGCTGCGCCTGCTCTTCGTTCAGGCGCTCCAGCTCCGTCCGGGTGCGGCGGTAGATATCGGCCGCCGCGCGCTCCGCATCGCTTAGCCCGCCACCGCCGCCGCCGCCGCCCGTTTCGCCGCCGCCATATGACGCGGCCAGCCGGTCGCGCAATTCCTGCTGGCGTTCGTAGCTGGCGTTGAGGGCATCGATCTGCTGCTGCAGCGCCACAACCTCGTCGAAATTGATCCGGCCGCCGGACCCAGCGGCGGCGAGCATTTGCTCCAGTTGTCGCTGGCGTTCGGCGACGGCCGCCGGTACGCCACCCTCGATCTGCAACTCCAGGACGCGGTTCTGATCCTCCATCGCGGCGATCTGCTGCGACACCCCGGCGGCGACGCGCGCCGCGGCGCCCGGCGCCGCCATGAGGTTGGCCAGCATCTGCGAAGAGAAGACCGAGCCGCTTTGCAGCGCGGAGGCGAGGCGGTCGGCGGCGTCGGACGTGGCTGAGGTCGACGAGGTCAGGCGCTCGGACAGGTCGTTGGCGGTGACGAGTTCGCCGTTCAGAATCACGAAACCGCCTTCGGCATTCTCGATCGCCAACTCGTAAAGCTCGATCATCCGGGTCAATTCCTGGACGCCCTCGCCGTCCTCCAGCACCATGTCGGTCGCCTCGCGGCGGGCCACGTTCAGCATTTCCTCGCGGCGGCGCAGAAGCTCTGCCAGTTGCTGCTCCGCGCGCTCAACGATCTGAAGGTTTTGCCCGAAAGGATCGAACTGCCCGGTCGAGTCAACCAGTGGCCCGGTCGGCATGGCGCCACGAAAGGTTTCCACGACGCCCTGCGCCCTTTCAATCCGCTCGCTCAGGCGCTGGAATTCTTCGGAATTGATCACCTGTTGCCGCAGCTCGGCGCGCATGCCGCGCACGTTTTCCCATCGCGCTTCGGCCTCGGCCAGCGTGACACGCGCCGCCTCCAGCGTCATCTGGTTCTGGCCGGGGCGCAGCGCCAGGAGCTGGTTGATCTGGCCGATCTCGTCGCCGATCGCCAGCGTGTTGTTGTCGATCGCTCTCTCCAGCACCGACCGGCGATCCGCGATCTCGGTCAGCCCGTCGGCCACCATCGTCAGGATCGGCGCCAGCCGGGCGGCCATGCGGTTGCCCATGCCCTCCATGACCAGCCCGATCCGCGAGATGGCGTCGTTCGCCTCCTCGATCCGCTCGGCCTCCACGTCAGAGACGAGGACGCCGAAGCGTTCCAGTTCGGCGTTAGCCTGGTCGAGGCTGGCATTCGACAAGCGCGAGAACGCCGTCCAGCTGTCGTCGCCGAAAAGCTGGCTCATCAGAGAGGCGCGTTCTGCCTCCGTGGCATAGGTGGCCAGCGCGTTGTTGATCACCCGCAGCCGGTCGTCGAGCGGCAGCGCCATCAGATCGGTGACGTCGAGGTGGAGCCGCTCGATCGCGTCCGCCGCCGGCCCGCCGCCATCCGTCGCGAACATCGACAGGCGCCGCGTCAGGCTCCGCGCACCCGACGTGGCCTCCGACATCGACGCCACGGCAAGCTGCGCCGCGCGTTGGAGGATCTGGACCGATTCCACTGACGTGTCGAAAGACTCGGCCAGTTTCGATTGCGCGTCGAGTTGTTCCAGCGACCGCCGCGTCAGCAGCGCCATGCCCGCCGCGCCCGCGGCGGCACCGCCAGCCACGGTCACCGCCATCGCACGCCCGAAGGCCCGAAGCCGCGGCGCGCTGCGCTGCAGGCCCTGCCGGAACTCGCGGTCCTCGAGGCCGAGGACGACCCTGAGCTTGCCGATATTCTTGTTGAGCATGCCTGCCGACTAGCCTTTTTTTCCGAGGGCGCCCGCGTAGTAGGCGGCCATTCCCTTGAAGATGTTGAACATTTCGTCTCGGGTCTGCGGCTTCCGGGCCTCGCCGGAAACGAACGTCTTGAAATCCGGCAGCCTGCGGGACTTGGACAGCGCGGCGGTGTACCAGGCCTGCGCCCGCATCGACTGCGCCTCGCGCGACAGCCGCGCCCGGACACCGGCCATCTGGGCGCGGTAGCTGCGCAGGGTCTGCGACCAGAACTCGGCCGGGGGCAGCCCGGCCGAGACCCAGTCCTCCAGAAGGCCGCTCAGGCCGCCGCCCCGCCGGGCGGCAGCGGAGGGTTTTCGCCGTCCTCCGCCTCCCCTTCGTCTTCCCCGGTCCGCCGCATATAGCCGGCCGCTTCGAGAATCTCGAAAACGAGGCCGTCGAGGCGATCGAGGCCGATCTCGTCGATCAGCGCGCCGGCATCGCGCGGCGTGGCGTCGGGGCGCTGGTGCAGCATCGCGCCCCAGACCAGCGCCCGGGTCGCCGTCCCGTCGAGCCCGGCCTTGCCGGCGCAGGACGCGATGCGGCTCAGAAGATCGTGGAACGGCTGGGCCAGCAGCGCCTCGATGTCGGCGATGGCATTCATCGTCAGGCGCAGGCGCAACACGCCGTCACCGAGCGTCAGCAGCACTTCACCCTTCGGGTTGTCTTGCGCGGCCATGGATCAGATCGCCGCCGCGCCGGTCGGGATGGTCATGACGCGCATCGTCACCTCGCGCGACAGGGTCTCGCCCAGCTGCACCCGGGGGCCGATGCTCTTGATCCAGGCCTCGAAGGTCCAACTGAAGCCGACCCCGTCCGAGGTCGGGAAGGTGATGCGGTGCTGGCGGACCGCGCGACTGCCGCGCAGCGCCTCGATCATCACGTCCTCGTCCGATCCCGGGTCCCAATGGAACATGAAGCTGGCATCGCCGGGGTCGATCTGCGCCGGCAGGAACTTCTTGAGGTGCCCGGGCGCGTTGAAGTGCGACGCGTCGGCCTCCTGCGAGGTCGGGTTCGGCGGGGTGGCGCCGGTCAGGATCCCGGCAGCCTGGAACGTGCCGGGATCCAGCCCGTCGTGAATTTCCCACGTCAGATCGAGCGCGACGGTTTCCTTGCCTGCGGCCATGGTAGTCTCCTTGCTTTGTGCCGGTCTTCCGGCGGTCGGGTCAGATGGTGACGGTGGGGTCGGCCAGCGGGCCGGCGACCGTCACCTCGAATGTCACGCGGCGGATGCCGAAGCGGGCCTCGCCGGAATCGGTGTGCGTCTCGGAGCCGCGCGGCTCCGTGTTGATCGCCACACCGCCGAGGCGGCGGTCGGACATGATCGCGAGGTGCGCGGCGAGGTGCATGTCGTCGACATGATCGAGCGCGGCGTCGGCATTGCCGAAGCTCTGAAGCGTCACGTCCACGAGGATCGCGGCGCGGGTCGTCGAATGGCCCGACAGATCCACCTTCTCGCTGCGGCAGAAAACGTAGATCGCGGGCAGGGTGCTTTCGGGTGCGTAGCCTGCCGCGGGGGGGTGCGTCAGGACGGTCACCGGTGTCATGATACCCGCGACCGGAATCGATATCGCGGCATCGGTCAGCGACGCGGTGACGCGGCGGCGCACCGCCTTCAGGTAGTGCATCGCTTCAGGCATGGACGTCGATCTTTTCGAGGCCAAGCTCGACCAGCGCGTCGCTGGCCGGGCTGCCCGAGGGCATCCAGCCCGTGACCTTGTATCGCCGGGCGTCCGGTAGCTCGAGGGTGCCGCCCGGCACGATGTCCTCGACCTCGTCGCGGCGCGCCGTCAGGGTCGGCAGCACGGTCTGGTACTCCATCCCGTCGGCGCCCTGCACCATGCGCGGACCCTCGCGGAACGCGGCCTCGATCTCGCGCGGCAGACCGCCCTCCGGCGTGACCGTGACCGGCGCGCCCAGGACGCCGGTCACGATGGTGCCAATGCCGTTGAAAAGGCTGGTCACCGCGCCGCGCCGTCAAGGCGGACCACGCCGGTCGTGGACGGATTGGCCGCGGCCTGCACTGCGGCGCCGACCAGCTTGTTGCCCGTGGCGGCCGTCGTCAGGTGCTTGTTGGTGTCGTCCCAGTAGACCTTGGCGCCGACCGTCCAGGCTTGCGCTTCCAGCTTCGGCAGCGTGTAGACGCCGCTGAAATGGATCTCGACTGGCGCACCGGAAAGGGCGTCGTGCCCCGCGATACCAAAGAGGCTGCCGACGAGGACGCCGGCGCCGGATGCGACATCGGCGGGGGCGGCAACGGAAATCGAGCTTCCGGGTTGGTGATAGTTCTTCATGTCTTGGATCCTTCGTGTTGCGGCGCCGCGGGCCGCGGCCCGGTTGCGCCTTTCGAAACGACCGGGGGCGGCCCATCGGCCGCCCCCTGGTCAGGTCAGGTTGTCGTCAGGCGATCACGCGCCCGGGTTCTTGTACCCGCCGCGATAATCGACGGCGCCGAGGCCGAAATCGTGCTCCACCGTCATCGAGAAGCCCTGCCGCCCGAACGGTTCCTCGCGGCGCAGGCGCGGCGCCTCCGCCCCGTCGAGGTAACCGTAGACCCAGCAGGCCGCGCCGGCCCGCTCGGACCCGACCAGCAGGTGCCAGGCATTGCCGGTGATCTCGGCCGTGGTCACGACCTGCAGCCGGCCCGAGAAGATGTTGACGTCCGACATCTTCGCCGCCTGGATCTCGGACACCAGCTGCTCCGCCTCGGTCTCCTTGTCCGGCCCCACCAGCAGGATCGAGGGCGCCCAGTTGAGTTTCTGCCCGTCGAGGCTTTTCTGCTTGCGGATCGCCGCCCGCCCCGCGGACACGGCCGCCACGGTGATCGCGGTGCCGCTGCCGGCAAGGTTGTTGTGCGAGGAGTGGAAGACCGGGTTGCCATCCGACAGCGCCGCGCTGAACGCGAAGGCGTAGAAGGTCGATTCCTCGAACTGCGCGATGGAATCGCCGTAGCCGGCCAGCACCTCCTCGATTGCGCCGAGGTCATCGTTGATCATCATCTGGCGGCTGATGGTCAGCCCGATGCCGTAGGGCGTCAGCACCGCCGTTTCCTTGTTCTCCCCGAAGGTGCCGAACTTGATCTCGCCCGTCTCGTTGATTGCCTGCAGGCTCGGGAAATCGCCGGCACGAACGAGGTTCGTGGGCCGGAAGTCGGAGAAGTTGCGCTGCCGCGCGATGCGCCGGTAGGTCGGCTCGGCCACCTGGTAGCGTTCCAGCAGCAGCTTGTTGAGCGCGTTCTCGAAGATCGCCGGGAAATCAGAGGTCGAATGCGAGGCCATCGTGAAAGCCTCGATCCGGTCGCCCGCGCTGCGCAGCGGGCCGCGGTAGCCCGCGCAATCGGCAGCCATCTGCGCCAGCGACTGGCCCATGTAGGGCCGGGCGCGGTCGGTCGGGTCGCCACGGCCGACCTGGGCGACGATCGCCTCGGTCATGGCCTGGCGGCGGGTGGTGCGCTCGTCGCGCGTGATGCGGGCACGGGGGCCGGTCATGGTCTGTGTCTCCTGTTGCTTGCGGGCGCGCAGGTCCCGGGTGATGGCGTCCATGCTCATGCCGCGCTGGACGTAATCGAGCACGTCGTCGGCGGTGCCGCCGCTCAGATCCACAAGCGCGCGCACGTCGGCAATCGCGGGCGGGCCGCTGGCGACGGACTGCATCGGCGGCGTGTCTTCCTCGTCCTCGCCATCCTCGGCGGTGACGGTGGCGGCCTCTTCCTCTACCTCGCCGGTGGCGGGGGTCGAGGCATCGGACAGCGTCGTGCTCTCCTCATCGGCGGTGGTGATCGTGTCTTCCTCTTCGGGGGTGGTGGTATCGTCTGCCATCTTGGATCCTTTCCGGGGTTGCGCGGGATGGCCCGCCATCATGGCCATCACGGCCGTCTTGCTGCGCCGCTTGCCCGGGTGGCGCTGCAACAGCGCCTCCGGGGCGTGGGCGTAGATCGAATAGTCGAAGTCCGCGGCCTCGGCGGCGGCGGCGGTTTCATCTGTCGCATCGGCGAAACCGGCCTCGATCGCGCCCGGCCCGTCATAGTAGGTCTCGGCGCGCATGATCTCGCGCGCCGCGTCACGGCTCATCCCGGCGCGGGACGCGTAGACATCCGCATAGGCATTCGCCGCCACCCGAAGCGCCCTGGCCGAGGTGAGGTGATCTTCCTCGGTGCCGCGCCCGCTGGTGATGAAATGCGCCGGGTCGTGGATCATCATCAGCGACCCGGCAGGCATCGTGATCGTGTCGCCCGCCATCGCGATCAGGCTGGCTGCGCTCATCGCCACGCCGTCGATCACCACCTCGACCGGGCCGGGGTAATTGCGCAGCAGCGTGTAGATCGTCTGGCCATCCATCGCGATTCCGCCGCCCGAATTGATCCGCACCGTCAACGGCCCGCCATCCATCCCCGCAAGGCGCTCGCGCACCTGCGCCGGCGTGACGTGATCCTCTTCCCAGAAGGTGGCGCCGATGGTGCCGTAAATCACCATTTCATTCATCGTCTGTCTCCTCGATAAGGGGCCTTGATCCTTCCGGCCGCGCCTGCGTGACACCCGATCCGCTGGTGACGCGCGGGTCGGTGTCGAAGACGAGGCCGGCCGCGTCGGCCGACGCGCGATCCTCGATCTGTTCTTCAAGGAGCCGATCCGGGTCCTGGCCGAGTTCGCGCACGACGCCCTGCCGGCTTGCGAACCCGGCGCGCACCTTGTCGGTCAGCGCCGGGATCTCGCGCGCCGGGTCGACGAGGAAGCGATGCGGCGGCGTCCATTTCACGCCGAGCGCGGCGATCTCGGCGGCGCGCACCGGGTCCGCGAAGCCCCAGGCCAAGCGGAACCAGTCGCCGATCCGGTCCATCATCAGCGGCACGAGGATCTCGCGCTGCCAGGAACTGACAGCGCGGTCCATTTCAGCCCGGCCCATCCGCGCCGAACTGAAATTCACCTGCCCCAGGTCGCCGGACAGCGCCTCGTAGGTGACGCCGAGGCCCGACGCGATCGAGCGCAGCACGCTGCGCATGAACTCGTCGAAGCCCGCGGCTTCCGGCGGATTGGCCAGCACCACTTCGTCGTTCTGGCCGATTTTCTGGATCAGGCCGGGCGACAGCGTCTCGCCGGGGCCGGCGCCGGGGTTGGTATCGTCGCTGCGCCAGAAGGCCGTAAAACACGCGGCCACTTTCTGGCGCATGATCTGTGCGTCCTGGTAGTCGGCCAGGTCCTGCATCGCCATCATTACCGGCGCGAACCAGGTGACGCCACGCATCTGGCCGGGCCGATCCTGCCGGTAGAGGTGGATGACCGATCCCGCCGGGTAACGGCGCGAGGTAAGCCGCATGCCACCCGCCCTCGGGTTTTCGGTGCCCGGGTGCTGGTCGTGGATCCAGTAAGCCACGCGGCGGCCGTCGGGGTCGTACTCGATACCGTCGAACACGGTGTTCCCGGGCACCTCTCGGCTTGGCCCGTAAACCGTGTCGTCGAGGTACTCGCTTTCGAGAACGCGCAGTTTCAGCGGGATCTCGGACCGGCGACGCGAGTCGAAGATCGGAACGATCAGCGCCTCGCCGCCTTCGACCATTGCCCGCGTCGCCAGCTGCTGCAAGCCGTAAAGGTTCTGGCGCCCCTCGAAGTCGATTGCCGTGGTGCCGAGGTGCCGCTCGATCCAATCCCGGCCCTCGGCGCGCAGGTCATCGCTGCCGCCGGTCAGCTTGGGCAGGATGCCGTCGCCGACCACGTTGTTGACGATCACATCCTGCGCCCGGCGCGCCCAGGGGTTATTGCGGATCAGGTCGTGCGCGCGCGCGCCCATGACACCGCGGCGCGCGGCGGCAGCATCGGCATCGGCCCGGCTGTCGCGGAACGTTCCCGCCCGCCGGCCGCCGGTCGCGGCATCGTAGCGCATCTCGTTGAGGCGGCGGTTCAGCATCTCCGCCTTGATCCGGCTGGCAGCGCGCGCCGCGGCGAGGCCGGGCGCGACGGTCATCAGGGCGCGGTCGAGCCCCGCCATCAGTCGACCCCCCTCGTGACCGTCGGGTAGACCTGTTGCGTAGGCGCGCTCGGGGACAGATCGCTCTCGACCCGGCGGATCAGGTCGGCCATCTCGGACATCGACCGGAATTCCACCCGCTCGTCTCCCTTCTGGACGCTTTTCACGCCCTTCACGTAATTCGCCTTCAGCTCGGCGAGCTGCGCGGCGGTGTATCCGCTCATATCCAGTCGGTCCTCTTGGTGATCCAACCTGTCGCCCGATCGTCGGCCAGGACCGGGGCGGCGGGTTTCGGGATTTCGCCGGCATCGGCCAGCCGGAAGGGGTTGTCGGCACTCATCGCGGCCCAGGCCGGCGGCGCCTCCGCGTTGATGCGGCGCAGGCCCTTGTGCTCGGCCAGCGCCTGCGCCTGCACGGCGAGGTCGAGGCTTTCGTTGCGTTTCATGCCGGGGCGCGGCACCCAGCCTTTCTCGGTCCGCGTCTCGGCGGTAAACTCGACCAGCGGATCGTCTTCCAGCCATTCGGGCAGCGGGAAGGCGCCCTCGGCCGTGCCCGGCTTCAGAAGCGCGGACGCGACAGTGTCCTTCAGCCGGTCGGTCGCGATATTGAGGATGCGGATCCCGCGCCGCCGGCGCGCATTGCCGCGTTCCGGCGCCTCGTGCCATGTCCGGCTGCGCTGGTGCAGCCCGCCATGGCCGCGCGTGACGAACCACAGGTTGCCCTGCCCGGCCTTGCGGCGCGCGCCCCAGAACTTCTCGGCGTTGTCCGAAACGCCCGGCTCGCCTTGGAAATCGACGCCCAGCGCCGCGGGGCGCAACCGCACCCCCTGCCCCTCGACCGGGTATTCCGCGATGGCCAGCGGGTCGAGCACCGCCCAGTCCTCGGCCGCCTTCGCGGGGTCCAGCGCGCGGCGAGCATCGCCGGGCGCGCCCTCGGGCGGGGTGGCAAGGTCGAAGCGGTCGACCACGGTGCGCCGACCGTCCAGCCCGAAGGCGTGCACCGCGACCACGAACCGGCCCCGCTGGACGTCGACCGCAGTCACCACGAAGGCGGTCCAGTCCGGGCAGTGGCCGCGCGGCGTCAGGGTCCGGCCCTCGCGCAGCTCTGCCAGCGGGATCGCACCGTCGTCGCCGACCGCGATAGGCAGGTAGGGACGGCCGAGGCCGGTGTAGTAAAACTTGCGCAGGTCGGTCTCGTCGCCCAGTTCTTCCAGGCGCCGGGTCGCGGTAATTTTCTGCGCGACGAGGTCGCTCCAGCTGCGAAAGGCCGCCGCCGCGCCGTCCATCGCGTAGGACGCGATGTCCGTACCCCGGATCGCCACGTCGCCGAGGGCGCAGAGCGTGCCGTCCGATGCCTCGTGGCGCCACCCCCCGCGCCCTTTCAGGATGGCGCGATTGAGCTCCACCTTGTGACGATGATCGATGACCGCGCCGCAATGCGGGCAGACCATCACCGCGCGCTCACCGGCCGTCATCGGATCCAGCGTCTCGTCGAACTCGATATGGTCGAAGCTCGCCTCGAACTCCGTGTGGCAGTCGCGGCACTCCCAGTAGAGGCGGGCGCGCGTGCCGTCGTTGTAGATCGGCACGATCCCTTCCGCGACCGGCGGGTATTCGTGCGGACGGGCCTGCGACCTTGCCCATGTCGGATCGACGATCGGGCGTGCCGGGGTGCTTTCGACGAGCACGGAGCCGCGTGAGCGATAGGTCGTGATCCGGTCCAACGCCATGCCGAACGGCGTGCCTTCGGCGTTGTCGGCCGGGCCGAGGACCAGGTTTTCGAAGTGGTCGTAATCGGTCAGCAGCACCATACGCTTCGAGCGGCTCGACAGCTGGCGCACCGTGGGCCAGCCGATTTCGATTGACATCCCCGCGAAGCGCTTGCGGCCCTTGGCGTCGTCGTCCTTGCCGCGACCCAGCCGCTCGCGGATTGCCGCCGAATTCTGGATCACCGGATCCAGCTTGTCCTCGACCCAGGCGCGCGCATCGCTCTGCGTCATGTGCACGATCATCACGGGCGACGGATCGCAGGTCACGGCGTGCAGCGCGACATTCATCAGGAGCTGCGTCTTGCCCGTCTGCGCCGGACCGATGAAGCAGACCGCCTTGTAGCGGCGCGATTGCGTCACGTCCTGCGGCTCGACCATGTAGGGCACAAGGTCGCGATCGTAGCCCTGTACGCGTCCCGCCATCGGGATGCGGATGTAGCGCTCCGACGCCTCGGTGACGCTGATCCGGCTCGGCGGGTCATACATCGGCAGGGCATCGCGCAGGATGTCCTCCGGCGTGGCATAGGGCGCCAGCGGGCGCATCGCCGCCTCGCGTCCCTGTCCCGTCAGCTGCACCATGGGCTTCTCAGACCGCCTCGGTCTCGGTAGCGTTCGGCCGGATCGGCGTCACCTCGGCAGACACGCCGTCGAGATGTCGCTCGATCTCGAGGCGCAGCTCGGTCAGCAACTGGTCGGCGCGGGTCTGCGCGATCTCGACCTCGCGCGGGGCGAGGCCGAGCTCGGCTTCCAGGAAATCACCGTATCCGACCAGCGCGTCGCGGGTGATGGAGATCATCGACTGCAGCAGGCGCTCGACACGGTGACGACGCACCAGGTCGCCGCGTTGTTCCTCGGCGCGGGCACGCACCAGCTCGGCCTCCGCCCAGGCGCGCACGTCCTGCGGCGTCATTGAGATCTCGTCGGCCTCGGCGTCGTTCAGGAAGGTCATCGCCATCTGCTGCGCCACGTCGGCGGCGCGGCGGCGGGCGCGGTCGTTGCATTCCTTTTGCCACATACGCCAGGCGTAGCAGTGCGACAACTGGAATTCGTAGCTGGTGCCATTGCCGCCCCGGCTCAGCACCGGCATACCGGCCGAAACCCATTTCGAGATCGTCGGCTCGGACACGGCCATCGCCTGCGCAAGCAGGCTGCGGTTCAGGACGGTGTCCTCGATACCGTCGGGCAGCGGATAAGCATCGACACTCAGCGTCTCGCCGTTGTCGAGCTCGATCTGCATCGTTACCGTTTTCCTCACGAAAACAAGAACCTAAAGTTTACCCCCGGAAAAATCCGGCGCGCCCTCAAACACCGGGGCGCGAATAACCCGCGGTCTGGGCTTTGAGGGAAGGACCCGGCGAGGGGTCCGGCAGCATGGTCACGGGGGCGGGTCGGCCGCGGCGCGGCGTCACCGGATATTGGGCAGGGCGCGCGCGAGGGCGCGCTCCACTGCGGCAGGCGCGGCGCGGGCTGCCACGGTCTCGCCGTGCTCTTCCATCGGGAAGCGCTTGCGATAGGTCGGCGCCATTTCACTTAAGTGCAGCATCTTCGTCAACTCTCCCGCCCGCTCGGCATAGACGCCCGGCGACAGGTGACTGTCGGCGTCAGGCACGAAGAACCGCGCGCGCCTCGGGTTGCGCCGACGGCTCGCATCGGTCGTGTTCTGGTTCCGGTCGGTCTGTGCACCGACGCCCGAGAGCAGCCGCTGCAGCGCGCCCGGCGCGATGTTGCCGGCCGCGTTGGTGCGGATCGAGGCGGGCAAAACCGACTGGATCAGTCCTTCGTAAGGCAGGCGCCGCGCCAGCATCTTTTCTATGCCGGTCTGCCTGCGGGTGCCGCCCTCCTGCTGCACCTCAAGGTAGTGCTTGCCGACCACCATGCGCTTGCGCTCGACCACGGCGACGGGATTGTCGCGCGTCGCCTTGCGCACCCAGAAGGCGTTGCGCGTGAAGCGCACCGGGTTGTCGAAGACCCGGTCGATCAGCCGCTTGTTCTCGGCATGGACACCGAAAGCCATGTCGTTGAGCGCCCAGCGCGTGACATCTGGCAGGTGCCGCGTCTCGATATCCCGGAAACGCTGGCTCAGCGCAGCCAGATCGGCCCGGTTGATCGTGGCGTCCATCACTTTCCCTCGCCGGGCTACCCCGGAACGCAGAACGCCCGGTCGGGGTATCCCCCGCCGGGCGCTCTTGTGGATGATATTGGTGACCATGCACATGACGGACATAGCCGTCAAGCCCCCTCGTGCATCAGTTGTAGCCGATCATCCGGTCGAGCGCCTCCGACAACGCCGCGCGCAGGGCGGCACGGTGGCGGCCGTTGACCGCCCAACCCGCCGAACGCAGCACCTGGTCGGGCATCATCCCGCCAAGGCAGACCGCGTCGACCAGCCCGCGATCAAGGATCTCCCGCCGGCTGCCCCGCGCCGAGGGGCGGATGCGCCGCACGCTCATCGCCACACAGCCACCGATCCGGGCATGCAGCGCGGCGAGCCGTCGGCTGTCGTCGATCACCGCGTCCATGAACCCGGCATTGCCGCCGCCGGATCGCTGCGACAGCGCTTCGAGCGACGTGCCCTTTACCCCGGCCGAGGCGACCCGCTCGGTCAGTGTGGCGTAAAACCGACCCATCTGGACCTGCGCCGGCGTGAAGGGGGCCGGCCCCTTGCCCCGCCGCGCCCGATCCATCCGGTCGAAGGCATCCTCGACGCGCGCCGCCGCCCGGCCCCGGTACCCGGCATCGACGGGCCGCGTCCCGCCCTTGCCGTCCGGCGCCAGCTCCACCGGCATGAAGGCGCGCAACAGCCCGCGCGCCGGGGCCACAGGGATCGCATCGCCGCACGCCTCGGGCGGGGTGCCGCGGGCGATCAGGTCGGCCCGATCCACTTTTCCAGACCTGCCCATCCTCAAGACCTTCATATTTAGTTTCCTTTTTCCTCGATGAAACAAGATGTTGATTTCGTGGAATCGTAACGGGGCCGGCGGGGCAGAACGGAGGCAGGCCGGGGCAGAACCCAGAGGACGAAACCGAAATGCCAAGCCGCTGGAAACGCACGCAAAAAAGGGCCGGTGGGGCACGCGGGGCGCATAGGGCAGAAATTCGAGACCTACACGCAAGAACCACCCCCCGAACCCCGATGCTTTCTCGCGCACGCGCGTACCCCGCATTTTTCTGCCCCGCGCGCCCCGCGCGCCCCGAAGCGAGCGCAGCCCGTTGACAGAGAAGGGATTTTTCAGGCGGCCACCGGCTGAGAGACCTGCCCCGAACGGGGCAGAACTTCGCGACCTGCCCCGGATTTACTCGAAGACGGGTAAAGGGGTGCGGGGGTCGGGCGGCGGATCGCGCGGGATATGCCGCCCGGGTCGTCACGTCCCGTCGCCCCAGGCGTCGGCGTCCTTGCGCAGCATCGGCAGGCCCTTGGCGTCGCGCGGCGCCTCGTGCAGCTTGTCGCGCATGGCCAGCGTCAGCCGCATGCCGGAATAGCCCCAGGTGCCGTTGCGCTTGTGGCGGGCATAGCTCTTGCCAGTGGCTGGGTGGACGTATTTCTCGGCCCGCTCCTTCAGCTTTCGCTGCAGGTTGCCGGGCTGCCAGGCATGGGCGGTGTTTTCCAGCAGGTAGAGGTAGCAGGCATCAACCAGCTCGCGCGCGGGCAGGAAGTCGCCGGCGCCGTCGATCTCGCAGCCCGTGGCCAGGAAATCGCCCACCGGGTCGCTGTCCTTGCGGTAGTCCTCGGTCGCCTGGATGACGCTGGGCGGTTCCTGCAGGCCGCGTTCGAGGTAGTCGATCAGCCCGGCAATCATCCAGTTGAGGATGCCGGACCGTTCCTCGGCGAACAGGGTGTCGCCGAGCGTCTCGTCGCGCTCCTCCTCGGGGATCTGCACGTCGAAGGGGCAGAGCAGCGGGCGGCGCCAGATGCCGTCATCGGTGCCCCGGATGTCGAGCTTGTGGTTGCCCGTGAACGTCAGCTTGAAGTAGGGGGTGAAGGCCACGAAGTCGGAATGCAGGTTGCGCACCAGCATCTCGTCGCCGCCGGTCATCTCCTTGACCTTCTGTTCCTGCAGGCGCTCGCCTTCCTCCGGCTCGTTGGTGATCGCGGCGCGAGCCCCGATCAGGCGCATCAGGTCCGGCGTCGCGTCGGAGCCGGACTTGCGATTCTTGCCGGTCAGGCTCTCGATCCGCACCATCGTGGCATAGTCGCCCATCATCCGGCGCATCAGCCCGGCCAGGACCGACTTGCCGTTGGCCCCCATGCCGTAGCAGTAAAGGAATTTTTGCACCGGCAGCGCCGTCATCGACAGGCCGAACCAACGCTGCAGGAAGCCGCGCATCGCCGCGTCGGGCTGGACACGCTCCAGGAAAGCGTCGAAGCGCGGGCAGGTCGCGTGCGGGTCGTAATCGACCGGCATCATCTTGGTGATGTATTGCAACGCGTTGCGGCCCGGGACCGTCGCGCGCCGCTCATGCGGCAGCAGCGCCAGCTCGGCCACCTTGCCGGCGCCCTCGCTGCGCATGTCGGTCACAAGGAAGGACAGCACCCCGGTTTGGGTGTTGATCGTCAGCGGCGCGGCATCGAGGTCCTCGACTTCGCGGCCGAGCGTCGTGACCGCCTCGGTCAGCATGTTCTTGATCGCGTTGGTGTTGCCGGCCGATTTCGCGAAGGTCAAGTGCCGCGCTCGGGTCGAGCCGCTGCCCCACAGCGCAGACGAGAGCTTTTCGGCCTCGACGGTCAGCTCCTCGCGCCGCTTGGCGGCCGTCTCGGCATCGAGGCCCTCCTCGCCCCGGTCGAGGGCACGCAGATCGGCGCGCAGCCGGTCGAGCCGGTCGACGGCGCGGCGTTCGGCGACGCGCAGCTTGAGGTGCGGGATCTCGGCCTTGATCCGCTCGTGGATTGTCTGGGCGAGACGGCGCACTGCGATGCCGTCCGGGTCGAGCCGCCAGCGCCGGCCGTCCCAGACATGCCAGCCGACGCGCGGCACATACATCGCATCGTCGCCGCAATAGAGGGCAAAGCGCGCCCCGTTGCCTGTGTCGTTGGCCGGCTGCAGGGCGCCCTCGGCCGCCCGGTCGGGCGCAGCGCCGTCGCCCGACGGCGAGGGCGGCGGCGCGTCAGACGGCCCGCCGCCGCCCTCGCCCTCCGGCAGGTCCACGTCCTCGGCGCGGGCAAAGGCCTCGCGCACCGGGGCGTAGCGGTCGGGCGTGTCGTCGTCGGGGGCGTCGGTCATGCGCCGCCTCGCATCTGTGGAAACTCACTCAGCATCGAGATGATCGTGTTGCGGCCGAGGTTTGCCAAATGCGGATACTTTCGGCGAAATGCGTTCGGACTCATTCTTGCCCCTCCGGGTCCGGTGTCACCAAGTCGTTGAGATCCACGCCGTCGCCGGCGCGCACGATCTGCGCCTTCAGGCCGGGGCGCAGACGCATCGCGCGGCGCGCGCCCGACAGCAGCTTGGCGCGGGTCATCGCGGGATGGCTGTCGCCATCCTCGATCAGCACGAGGCGGCGCACCCAGGGCGGCGGGACGAAGGCCTCCGCGTCGTCCATGTCGGGCAGGCCGGACCATTTCACGCCCTCGACCCGCGCCATCCGGCCCGAGATGTTGCCCAGGTCCACGCCGGCCCAGTAGCTCGCATCCGGAAAGACCCGCGCCAGCATCGCGGTCAGCGTCGTCTCGATCCCCTCGCCCATGACCAGCACCGCCCAGCCGGGGCACGGGTCCGACAGGCGGATCACCCCGCCGCGCTTGGCGCCGCGCACCATCTTGGCCGGGTAATCCTTGCCGCCGTGCCGGATCCGCGCCTTGCCGCGCCCATCCGCCGCCAGCCAGGTCTGGTGCACCGCGACGCAATCCGCGCCCGGCCCGTCGATCCGCGCGACCATGCAGGGGCCGCGATGCAGCGTCACCAGCTGCCCGCCGATCTTGCGCACGTAGGGGTGGTCGGGCAGGACGCGGATCGCGTCGAGCCGCGCCGGGTCGAGCCCCGACAGCCCGCGCGCCGCGAAATAGGCCCGCAGCCGGTCGCCATCGTCACGCACCGCCCGCGCCCAGATCGTCCGCGCATCGCGCATGGCCAGGTCCCGGTAGCGCTGCGCCTCGGCCGCGCGTTCTTCCTCGGCTTTGCGGGCCAGCGCGTCGCGCCGCGCCCTTTCTGCCGGGTCGATCTCCCGCGCCGGGCCGCAGAGCCAGTCGAGCGCGGCGCGAAACCCCAGCCCCTCCACCGCCATGACCAGCGCCACGGTGTCGCCCCCCGCGATCCCGCAGCGGCGGCACAGGAACCGGTGGCTGCGCAGGTTGACCCCGAACCGATCCGTGCCGCCGCACAACGGGCACGGCCCGACCAGCTCCGCCCCCGCCGGGCGCAGCCCGTCGATCCCGAGCCGGTCCACGACCTCGCGGATCGGCATCGCCTTGGCCTCGGCCAGGCGGGGATCATCCCGGGTCACGCTCATCCGCAGATATCCTTGCGCTCCTGCCAGTCGTAGCGCGGCGGCAGCGCGTCGAAGGCGACGAGCCGATCCTCGGCGCGGTCGGCCTGCGCCGCCGTGCCCGCGTCGCACCAGCCGACCAGGAAATCGTGCAACGCCGCGCCCGCCGCCGCGCCGTCGCCGCGCAGACCGGCCTGGAAGCGCAGCACCGCCATCGCGGCCTCGGAATCGCCCGGCACCATGTCGGCCCAGGCCAGCGACAGATCCAGCGCCTCGGCCGGGCGCAGGGCCCGGGCGCGCGCCTTCATCGCCATGGCAAAGGCCCGGAAGGCGAAGGCGGTGCGCGGGTCGCTCATGGCGTGCCCTCCGCATCGTCCGCGGCGACCTCGATCGCCTCGCGCGCCATGCAGTCGAGAAACCCGCCGTCCTGCGTCCAGATGCGCAGGCGCTTAAGCTCCACGGCAAGCGCATCCGCGTTTTCCGGCCAGCCCTGCCGGCGCAGGGCGGTGCAGGCGATCTGCAATTGCTCCTCGGCCATGGCGATCCGGGTACGAGCGGTTTTCAGCGCGTCAGGATTTGGCATCGTCATCCTCCATCTCGGCCTCGATCGGGCGCAGCGCCGCGCTGACAGCCTGCTGGGTCAGCCCGGCGCGTCGGGCGATCTCGGAAAAGCTCAGCCCGGCCTCGCGCAGGGCCAGCCAGCCCAGCAGCTGCTCGTCGCGCTGCCGCTGCCGGGCGCGGCGGCAGGCCCAGGCGCTTGACCGTCAGCGCCACGCTGCTGATCGACATCCCGAAGCGGCGGGCGATCTCGTCGCGGGAAAGGCGCGGGTCGGCCCAGGCCGCGCGGAACGCCGCCTCGTCAAGCTGCGCGCGACCCGCGCCGCCCCGGTGGCGCGGCGGCAGACCCAGCGCGATCCGCGTGTTCTTGACCGTGCTCACCGAAATCCCGAAGCGCGCGGCGATATCGGCCAGCCGAGCGCCCGACCCCAGGCCGCCCGGAAATCCTCCTCGTCGACGCGCCCGGTCATCGCCGTGCCCTCGCGATCTCGGCCGCGCGGCGGGTCAGCGCGGCGCGCTCGTCATCCGTCAGGGCGCGGCGCGACCAGGCGGCGCCGAGGCGGTAGCCCTCGATTTCCTCGGCTGAGGCAAGGCTGGCGATCTTGGCGCGGCGCAGGGCGTCACGGTCCGGCCGCTGCCCGCCGCGCGCCGCGCGCAGGATATCGCGGGCCGGGCTCATGCCGCACCCCGCGGGGATGACGGCCCCGGCCCGTCCTGTCCCGTGAGCGATGCACGGGCCGGGGCGGCGCGCCGGGAGGAGGTGGCGCGCCAAGGGTCGAGCGCGGCGGTGGGAACCGATCCCACAGCCCGTTTCCGGGTCGCGTCCTTGGCAAAGTAAGCCCGCCGTCCATGGCAGTTCGCCGCGCTCGGGTGGGTGCAGCGGTGGCGGCCATCTCCACCGGCCCGCGCCGTCCGGGTCTTGCGATGGACGGCTAATCTGCACCCGCCGGAAAGCGGCAGGTGCGGGGCTTCCACCCGCCGCGGCCCTTTGGCCTCTGCCGCCGTTTCCGCCGTGCAGCTACGGTCCATGATCCGCGTCATGGATCGCCTACTCGCAAACGCCGGCCCGTAGCCTCCGTGCCCGTTAGGACCGGCTCCGCGATCGGTTGCTTTCGCTCGGGATTGGTTGAGCGTCGGGATGCCAACCCCGACATGCCGGGTCATGAGCCCGACATGGGCTGCGACGTAAGGCCGTCGCTGGCTCGCCGCGCTCGGAGCGACACCCGATCCGCCATCGCCCTCACCAGTGGCACTGGATCGTCCGGCATACGGGCGCCGCTCGGAAAGCGGCGAAAAGGCCCGGCCAGCCGGGGCCGGCCGGGCAAGTCCACACAGGCAGTCGCGCGGATTGCCCGCCGCGCCGGGGTCGGTGTCGGGGCGCCACGTCATGCCGCCACCCCGCGCAGGCGCAGCGCGCCGGCAAAGCGCTCGATCTCGCCGGCCTCGGCCAGCTCATCGACCAGGCCGGCCACCACCGGCTCCGGCGCGCCGAGGATGTCGGCCAGCGCCGCGATATCCTCGGCCGGCTGCGGGCCGAAATCGCGCAGGATCGTCAGCAGGCCGGCGCGCGGATCGGGAAGGCAGGTCATGGCGCACCCCCGATCACGAGCGTGACCCAGAGGTCGGTCAGCTGGGCGGCGATGAAGGCCAGCCCGCCCCACCACAAGAGCGTGTCGATCCGCCGGCGCGCCGTGTCGCGGCGCATCTCGCGCAGCGCGCGGGCGAGGCCCAGCGTCTCGCCGATCCGGGCCAGGGCGGCGGAGGTCGCGGCGGACAGGATCCGCGCCTCCTTCTCCGGCGACAGGCCGCCGCGCTCCAGAAGGCCGGCCACGCGCCGCGCCTCCTCGGCGGTCATGGTCCACTTGACCAGCTCGCCGCAAGAGGCATGCACCCGCAGGCGCTCGGGGACAGACAGATCGCTCATCCCCCCTTCTCCTGCAGGTGCTGGCGCGCCGCTTCCAGCGCCGCGATGGCCTCGTCGATCTCGACCACGGCGGCGGCCTCGCGCCCCCGCCCGGCGGACTGACCGGCGGCGAGGATGGCGTTGACCGCCTCTCCCGCTTCTTTGGCGATCAGCCCGCCCTGCTCGACCAGGTCGACCCCTGCCATACGCTGCTCCGCGCCGCCGAGGCGGCGGGCCAGCATCCGGCTGACCGGGTGGTCGCCCATCGCATCCTCCAGCGCCACGATCTCTGGCACGCTGAAATCCCACTGCCCGGCCATTTTTTTCGACACGGTGCCCTTCCCGGTGGCGGTGCCAAGCCGGGCGGAAATCGTCGCCGCCGCCGCCTCATAGCAGCCGAACCGCTGCACCAGCGCCCGCGTGCAGGCGCGCAGGTTCTCGATCTGGCTCATGCCGCAACCTCGTTTCCTTGGCAGGGCGCGGGTGCCCCGCTACGGTGAGAATCAGGATGGGCCGGGCGGCGCCTGCCACCGCCGCCCGGCCCGTCACCCACGCCGGCCGGGAGGAGGAGCCGCATGGATGAAATCGGGACCGTCATGCCGCGTCCCTTTCGTTTTCGGTCTCGGCGTCGAACTGGGCCAGCAGGCGGCGCAGGCGGTCACCGCTTTCGCCGGTGGGGCAGAGATCGCGGATCACCGCGACGACCGCCTCGGCGCGCGAGAAGGTGCCCGAGCCGGTAGCCATGAATTCGCTGACCCAGCCAAGCCCGATCGAGGCCCGGCTCGCGAGGCCGCGATAGGTCAGCCCCGGAACGGCGCGCTGCGCTTCCTCGATCAGGGCGCGGAGATGGTCTGCGTAGGTCATGAAAAGGCTTGTATCCGAAAATCGGATGCTTGTAAACCGTTTTTTCGGAGGTGCTTGCAATGGCGTATCCGTGCATCGACCGATCAAAAGATCACGGCAACGACGGTGAGACGGGATGACCCTTGGAAATAGAATCAGGACGCTACGCGAAAAGGCCGGCAAGAGCGCGCGCGAAGTGTCCATCGCTGCGGGGCTCAGCCCGGGCACCGTGCAAGCAATCGAAACTGACCCGGACAAATCCCCACGGCTTGAGAACGTGCAGAACATCGCGCGGGTGCTGGGTGTGTCGCTCGCCTACTTGGCGGAAGGGGAAAGGCCGAACGAACGCGCTGACGGGTTCGGCGAATCGGAGGCGGAGCCGTTCGAGCTGCGCGCCCCGGCGGGGCAGCGCCCCGACCTCGCGGAGAAACAGCGGCTTCTGCCGCAGCTGCTGGCGCCGGCGGGGCGGCAGCTCGCCACCTACCGGCTGCGCGTGGCGATGCCGGGCTTCGCCCTCCTGCCCGGCGACGTGCTGATCGTGGATCTAAAGGCGTCGCCGAAGACCGGCGACCTGGTGCTGGCCAATGTCGCCGACCTTGCCGTCGGCTCGGCCAGTACCGTGCTGCGCCGCTACCTGCCGCCCTATTTGATCGCCAACGACGCCGCCGCCGACGCCGAGGCGCTGGTCGTGGACAACCACCGCACCACAATCATGGGCCGGATCGCGGCGAGCTACCGCGCACCGCAGATGGACGCGGCCTAGGGAAAATCGCGCAGTGAAATGACGCGGGCGCGGCGCAGGCTTGGCCGGGCATCGACAAGGCATGTCCGCCGCTCCAGCACCAGCGCGCCGTAAGTGTTGCGCGCCCGGAAGCGCGGCCAGACCGTGATCTCGCCCATGTGCATCTCCGACGCCGTCCATTCGATCAGATCGCCCCACTCGACAGATGACGGGTCGTGCAGGCGCTCCTCGATGTAATCGCGGCAGGCGATTCGCGCCTTGCCGTGTTCGGGCCGCTCCCACGCGTGATGCGGCAGCCCCTCCTCGGTCGTGACAAGCCAGGCGATGCCGCCAAGGACCAGCAAGCCGCCCACGAAGATCGCGGCGATCCAGCCGCCGAGGTTGCGGTCTTGCAGAGACGTATCTGGTCGCGGCATATCAGGCCCTCGATGCTGGCTTTCGGACGGCTCAGGCGCCGCTCTTGCCGCTCTCGTCGCGCATCACCAGGACGGCGATCAGCGCGAAGACACCGAAGACCGCGCCGAGGAGGAGCCACCCGAGAAAACTGCGCCCGCGCGCCTGCGCGGCCAGCGCGGTGATGATCGCTGCCGCGATCCAGACGATTAAAAACACCATTGGCAACCCCCTATCCGAGACAGCACGTCGCTGACCGGAACAGTGAAGCCTATCCCAGCTTTCCGGGCAAGCCCACACCCGCCTCGCGCACGTATCCGCTTTTTCGGTTGCATGGCGCTTCTTTTTTCGGTTATACGTCCGATTTATCGACAATCGAAAGGCCCACCGCCATGCACACCCCCCTGCGATATTTCGAGTACGCCCACCTGCCCGACCACCTGCGGCCGGTCTCGGCGCCGTTCGAGCGGCTCGCCGACGATCTCGACGCCTGCCTCGCCGACGGCCCCGAAAAGGACGCCGCCCTGCGCAAGCTGCTGGAGGCCAAGGACTGCGCCGTGCGCGCCGCCGTCGACGCCCATGCCCGCGACCGCCACCTGCAATCGGTGCACCGCGACGCCGGGGGTGCGGCATGATCGCCCCGCGCAGCATCGAGAACGCCCGCAGCCACGGCTACACCTGCCGCGTGCTCGCCCGCACCGTCTGGCGTCGCGCGGACCTGTTTCGCTGGCAGATTTTCGACCCCGAGGGTCGCTACCTGACGGAATGGCTGCTGGTCGTTAATGCCGAGGATTGCGAGACGGTCTACTGGCTCACCCCGTCGATCCGCTACTCCGACGACATCGAGCATCTGCGCCGCCTCTCGGCCGAGGCCGCCGGGCAGGAGGTCACCACATGACCCGCCTGCCGACCCTCCTGCATCCGCCGCGCCCGCGCCAGGTCGCGCAGGCCCGCCGCATCGTCGCCGACCCGGCGCGCTGCGCCGACAAGCCCGGCCTGCGCCGGATGTGCTGGCTCGTCCTCGTCAGCGCCCAGGGCCGCACCCCGCGCCAGCGCGCACCACAGCCCCCGACGGGCGGCAGCGCGGCATGACAGGCCCGCTCGACACCCTCTCCGTCGCCGGGATCCGCCACGCCCGCGCCGTCATCGCCGCGCCGCGCAGCTGGCCGGCCGAGGAACAGCGCCGCGCCGCCGACTACATCCTGCGCTACGACCCCGACCCGGAGCAGATCCGCCGCGCGGAGGCTCTGAGGGCAGGCGGATTTTTCCATGCGGCGATGAAGGAAGGGCTTTCGTGCGGCGCAAGGAAGACGTCACGACCATTTCGGAGCCGCAACTCCCATCCCGCAAAGGAGCCTGACCATGCCCGCATTCACCGCCAATCCCCGCCCCGTCGCGCCGAAAGGCGGCGTCAAGATCGCCCTGCGCGAGGGGCCCGGCGGCGCCTACGTCTCGCTTACGCTCAACGCCGAGGTGCAGGAGCGCGCCTTCGGCCGCCGCCTCGCCAAGGGCGAGCCGATGATGATGACGCTTAACAGCGACCCCGGCAAGACGCACATCCTGCTGATCACCTCCACCGACAAGGGCGAAATCCAGGTCGGCGGCTTCATGCGCGGCGCCGTTCGGCTGGAGGCCGCGCCGTGGCGGGGCTGCGACACGACCCCGCGCAAGGCGGTGGCCTGCGCGCAGCTCGCCCTGCGCGACGGCACCGTCGCCGTGCGCCTGCCCGACTGGGCGCAGCCCAAGGCGGAGGGCCGCGCGTGACCACGGACGACGACATCCTGGCCGCGATCTTCGAGGAGTTCGCCGACGCGGTGGTCGAGGCGCCGGGGCCTACCCCCGCCCCGTCGCGCGCGGCACCCCCGCCCGCCGCCATCGCGCCGCCGGACCCGTCGGCGGGCGGCAGCGAAGAGCGGCTGACCACCGAGGAGCTGCGCCGCGCCTGCGCCCGCCTGGCCGAGGCGGAGGACCGCATGGGCTGGCCCGGCTGGTGGTGGGACGACGTCACCGTCGCCGATCACGCCGCGATCCGCCGCCTGTGGAACGCCGTCGCTGCCCAAGTGGCGCGCGACGCGGCCAATCCGCAGCCCACGTTCCGGGCGCAGCGCCGCGAGGCCCGCGCCTGGCTGACGGGCCACGCCCGCGACCGCGCCTTCGTGTGCGGCCTGATCGACCGCTACCCGCAAAAGTTTTCCACCGCCGCGCTGGCCTGGGCCGACGCGCAGGAGGGCGCGGGATGACCACGACCTGCAAAAGCTGCCACGCGCCCAAGCCCGACGACCGCTTCCGCGCCTGCCCCGACTGCCGGGCCGCGTGGCGCGCCTACAGCAAGGGCCGCGCCCGGAAGGGCGACACGACGATGCAGACCATCCGCATCAGCCGCGACGTGCTGGACGCCCTGCGGCCCGAGGCCAAGGCGCGCGGGATGACGGCCGCTGCGCTGGCCCGCGCCCTGCTGGCCACCATCGCCGAGGACGGCATGGTCGCGGCGATGGTGGATGACGGAGGCGAGGCGCGTGATGCAGGTTAATCGTTGGCTTGAAAACAAAAGTTTCGATCGGATCGACCACGCGTTGGGCCGACCGGTTAACCCGCTGCACAAGACATATCGGAATCACTACGCGACCGAAATGGGAGGCCCTCAAGCGCTGGAATTGGCCTCCGACCCCGCATGGCATATCGGCCTCCGGTCTGGCGACATGCTGTTCTTCTACGTGACCAAATACGGTCGGCACGCGCTGCACAGCCACCTGCGCGAAATCGGCGACCGCCACCGGATTTGGCACATCGAGTGGGATGGCATGCATCTGACGCAAATTGCTGAATCTCGCGGGAAGGCGATGTATCAAAAATGGCTCTCTGTTTCCGACACCTGTGACGTCAGTTTTGGCACGTTCGTTAAAGCGGCACGAGTGCATTCATGACCACCCTGCGCATCCTCGTCGGCTGCGAGACCAGCGGCATCGGCCGCCGCGCCTTTGCCGCCTTGGGTCATGACGTGTGGTCCTGCGATCTCGATCCGGCCGAGGATGGCAGCAACCGGCACATTGTCTGCGATATCCGGGGCGGCATCCTCGAATGGGGCTGGGACCTGCTGGCCTGCATGCACCCGCCCTGCACCCGGCTCTGCCGGTCGGGCGGGTGCATGCAGGCCGGGCCGGGCAGCACGCCGGGGGCATGGACGCCGCCCAAGACCCTGCCGCGCGGGCGCAGCTGGGACGACCTGCGCGCCGAGTTCGCGGAGGGTGTGTCGATCTTCACGGCCTGCTGGCGCGCGCCGATCCGGCGCGTCGCCATCGAGAACCCGGTCATGAACCACCTCGCCCGCGCCGCCATGCCGCCGGACCTGCCCGCGCGACTGCCGCGCAGCCCTACTGGTTCGGGGAGCCGGCCTACAAGGCCACGGGCTGGTATCTGCGCGGCCTGCCGGAGATGACCCCGACCGACTGCCTGCCCGAGCCGGAACGCGGCAGCGCAGAGTGGAAGCGCTGGAACGCGGTGCATCGCATGCCGCCCGGCCCCGAGCGCCAGCGCCTGCGCAGCCGGTCGTTTCCCGGAACGATGAACGCCGCCGCCCGCCAGTGGGCGGGGGACGCAGAGAGAGAAAGGAAAGAAGGATGACCGACGAATTTGATATCGACGGCGGGCTTTTCATGGATGTTCGACGCGCGACCGGGCCTCAATGGGTCCGCATCCAGCTGGCTGGCGTGCTGATCGAGCCGCACCCGGACGAAGGGGCCTACCTCGTCGCGACCGATGGCCGCGTGATGCTGGTGGCGCACGACAAGAGCGCCGTCGCGCCCCGTCCCGCAATCGTCATGCTGGACCTGACGGAGCAAGCCGACGAGCCAGAGATGGACGAGTGGGATGATCCGCTGTCGAAGGCAGACTTCGACGTGACCCGGTTAAGCTTCGCGCTGGATAAGGGCGCACCCTGCGTCGCAAATTTTCGCACGTCTTGGTGCTCGTATTGGCGGCGCGGCGTGATCGAGGAGGTGCTGCCTGCAAGCACTTTCCCCGACTGGCGCAAGGTGTTTGGCGGTGGCGGCCAGGTAAAGCGCCACCCAGCCGGTAAATACGATGACATCGCTCTTGACCCGTGCCTCCTGCACCGGATCAGCGGCGGTCGAGCTTTTCAGATGACCGCGCCCGAGGAAGACGGTGCGCCATTCCGGCCGCACTTCGATGATCGCCCCGACCTCGCGGGCCTGATCATGCCGAGATGGGCCAAAATAACGGCGCCCGCCTTCGAGGCCGAAATCATCGAGGCGCAGCAAGCGGAGGCGGGCAAATGACCACGTTGCAACACACCATCAGCGCCGCCATGGGCGATCTGACCTCGGCCCTCGCCATGGGCGATCTGGGCCGCATCCTCTACGCCATCACCGCATGGCGCGACGAGGCCGTAGAGGATGGCTTTGACGAGCGCGACGCCGACCTGATGGCCGATGTGGTGACAGACGCAATGCGGCAGGCGTTCGAGCGTCGGGCGGGTCAGCGCGCGGTGCGTATCACCTACGGCGACGGGAAGCGCCTCACGCTGTCATGGGATGCCAAGGGCGGCCTGAGCGACAAGGCTGGGAAGTGGATTTTCGACGCGCTCGACCGGGCGCAGCAATCGGAGGCGGAGGGGTGACTGACCATCTCGACGACCTCGCAGACCGGCTCAAGGCGCTCGGCGCGCCGGGAGATCATGGATACGACACCACTGCCGGGAAAGCGCTTTTCCTCGCGCACCAGATCATGGCCGAGGCATATGCCGCGCGGCACCACCTCACCCTCCCGCTCGACATGGAGGGCAAGCAGTGGCGCGTCGGCGAGTCCTGTGGCGAAGTCTTTGAGGACGAAGAGGAATACGACGGCCTGACCCTGACCGTCGAACTGCGCGGCTTCGACGAGGCCAAGGCAGTCTTGGCGGCGATCCTGGGCGAGGATGGCGAG